GTGGGTAGTGCTGCTGCTGTGAGTGGTCTTTGTAAGTAGCCATCTAGTTCACCGCTTGGTGCTGGCATTTGAGAGTCATCTTTTCCAGACTCTAGCCCACCTATTGCAGCTAGACCTAAACCACCCACACCCATTTTTTCTAAACCAGATAATTTACCCCAAGAAGCACCAATTCCTTTATAACTTGCAGGCAACCCTGCTGCTGATGCAGAACGTAAAGCTCCAGCACCACTAGCACCAACATCTTGTAAAAGTCCGCCTATACCGCCTGATCCTGGAACAGCTTTACCTAATTTCCATAGAGATTGTGTACCTGATGCTCCACCCTTACCCCATAAAGAACCAATTCCAAGCTCACCTTGAACACCAAAGCCCGTTGCAATCTTGCCTCCAATATAACCTTGAGCAGCACCTTTAACAGCTCCCTTAAGATCACCTGTTTTAACAGCACCGCCAATACCCCCACCGATTGCTGCACCTGTTGGTCCACCGATAGCAAATCCCACCACCTGACCAATAACGGGGGCTGCTTTTTTAAGGAACTTACCTATCTTTTTAAAGAAGCCAAATTCAGGAACTCCAGTGAGTGGGTTAATTGAGTTTTCAAAATGCCCTACTTGGTATTGGTAGGGGTTTATTTCGTGACGTTGAAAAGCGTCAAACAGTTGTCTTTTTAATACAGGGTCGTCAGCTATAGGTCTAGGAAGAACCATCTCCCCAGGAGTTAAGTGCCCAATAGTCGTATCACCGTAACGACCGTGCATCGCCAATGAATGACGAGCGTCTGCTAATTCTTCTAAACTTTGTAAACCTTGAGCCTGCATATTTATGTTGAACTCCTCTAATTATGTAGTTTAACTAATTTACACAACGTTGTATATTGTTTTACGATCATAATGTTATAGTTGTTGCTCCTGCTATTTTTAATGTAACTTCTCCTACCGATCCTGTAGCCGATAAACCACGATTATTTTGAGGTGTAGAAAGGGTAAGCCACTCACTACCAGACCACACTTCTAAAGATTTATTGTTCGTGTTCCAGACAACACTTCCTGGATTAAACTGTACCTTTGTTTTTTCTGAATCAGGTATTTGACGTATATTATCTGGATCAAATTCACCTAAATTAAGTTCCAGTATGCGTATTAAACGGTTGTACGTCCCCGAACTTACAACCTCTTCCTCTTCTTGAGGTAATCTTGATACTAAGAGTTTGCTCATCTTCTTCCATCAGGTCTTACGTCTAAACGTGTTGCTCCTAACCGCCATCCTGTGGCTGTATTTCCAGACGTATTGTCATCGTCGGACTCTAACCTCACGACCGCTTGACGTGCTCTTGCTCTTATGTATGTTTGTTGTGTGGTGCTTGTAATTGCATTTGTACTGTTTGTGGTTAAACTGTCCCCTGGAAAATTACGTGTCTTTAACACAAAATTAACCTGACCTCCAGCACTATTACTTAAAAAACGTATATCAGGTATCATTCTATTAATAAACGCAAATTGCTCTCCGTCTCCTATATCAAAGTCACTAGATTCTATATAAACATTGGTCATAGGACTACCGTCAGCATCGTACCCTGTTTCTTGTTCGTAAAGATATGCATCTAAGGAAGCTCTTGGGTAAGGTTCTACACCAGCGTCTAGCCAAGCGTGTCTTTCTAATTCACCGTACGACCAAACCTGTTCACTGTAGTTATAGACAACGTATTTATCGATTTCAATGGAACCTGCAGAACAATAAAACCAACCAACTTCATCAAACTGTGTGTTAGAAAAAGCATGAACTTTATAGGCTTGACTAGAGTTAAAATTATTAAACACATACCCTAAAACACTGCAAGGAACTTTTTTAATTGATCCTGTATAACTATAAAAGTTATCATAACCCATCCAAAACACTCCTGTTGGTGCAGTTATTGCTGCTTTAGGTGCCATTAATCCTGTGTTTTCATTAATCAGGTTTATCCCAAAAGTATAAGGTGGTCCAATAAACTGCATGCTGTATAAAGCCGTATCTGTCCAGATTAATATTTCTTGTCTTGCTTTTACTGCGCCAACTATTTTACTACCAGAAGATAATCTAAGTTCTCCTGCTGTGTTGGTGCTTCTGGCTTCAAAATCTATAGAATTTTCTTGATCACTAAAGGCTACCAACATTGGGTCACTGCTTCCTGTACGAGAAGAATCTACCAATGGATCTGCGCCCAACACTATTAAATGTCTGTCTTTTTCTGAAGTTATGACCTGTAGACCAACAGTAGGCACCTGATTTGCACCAGTCATCCCAGAAAGGTTCACAGCTCTAGTGGTTACTTCATTGTTTTCCACCCACTTATAAACACCTCCTCCACGTGGACAAATTACTAAATCTTCTCCAAAATGATCATGAGTCCAAAGTCGTAATTGATTGGTATCAGACAAAGCAGCAACCGCTCCAAAGCCTCCTGCGCCCCACGTACCTGCTCCCCAACCTGTAGCAGCAACATAAACATCTAATCCCACATTAATTTGATATGCCCCCACAACAGAACTTCCTCCATTACCACTGTCGCTGCTATTAGCAGTAACTGTTACGCCATCGGTATCTTTAGCTTCAATAGTGTAAACATTGGCACTGGTGATAGTAGCAATTTGATATTCTTGGTTTAAGACTGTAGCTGTAATCAAACCACCTAAAGTGGCAGCCCCACTAAAGGTAACAAAATCATTAGTGACCGCCCCATGATTTGCATCGGTTACAGTTATTGTTGCGTCTCCATTAGTAGCAGAAAAGGTAACGTCTCCTGCAGAAGTGGTAGCCCTAATTGGAGTAACGTCATTAAATTCATTTCCTTCTTTTATATAGTATTTCCAAGTTGTTCCTGTTCCTAAATACTTTGTACCTGCTAAAGAAACCCAAGCATGAAGAGCTCTCGCTTTCCCTACAAAAGTGTGGCTAGTGTCTTTTGCCCAACCACCTATCTTTTGTGGTCTTCCGTTTTTAAAACGAACAAGATTAGAATCAAACCAACCTCCTTCGTTATCGTAATCTGTCCCTTCACGGTTGATTCCAGGACGAAACACAAATTTATTTAAGGGCATAGCTACACCTCATACCAGTCTCTTCCTTCAAACAAAAGAGATTCAGCTTCTCTTCTTCTTATTAATCCTTCTAAGACTTCACCACCTGCTTTGTTCCATCGTTTCATTTCACTAGGTACTTTATCATAATACTTTTGATTTAAAACCTTTAACATCGTAGAACTTTCTAAATTTGATGGACCAAGATTAAATGTCCAGGCAACTAAAGCATCAAACTGGCTTTGATTTAAATTAACTTCAGCTAAATTATTAACGTACTCTTCAAACTCTTCTAGATCTTCAGACAACACATGTTCAGCCTCGTCTTGGTTTATTTCATCTCCTTCTTTTACATCAGCTGTATGACCGTACCCAATAGTCCAAACTCCAGCACTACACTGATAAGCTTCCAACTCACACCCCTCAAATTTTTTAATTAATGCTTTTCCTTCTTCTGATATTTTCATACTATTCTTCTTCCACCTTATTATTTGTAGTAACTTTTCTATAATAAACCACAACTTCTTTAAGTTCATTTATATACCTTTTAAGTTCTTGCATATTATACGCCATGATTTCATAATCAGGAACAGACATAGCAAGAAATACAATTTGTCCATGTTCTTTTTCTACTCTATCTAAAAACTCATCTATGTTTTTATCACTCACCACATACCAATAAGGCTCTTTTAAGTCTATTTCCCGTGGCATAATAGGTTGTGCTATAGTTCTTTCTATAGGTTTAGATATAACCTCGACTTGTTGTTTACTTGGAATTAGGCTGCAACTGCAGACCGTCATCAAGATCATCGATGTTACGACTGTCTTCTTCAATGCTGTCAAATACATTTTTTGTTCCATTATTTACTCTTGGTTCTAATAATCCAGGTTTTGCTGCTGCTAACTTGGTTAAATCATGTCTTTTAAAAATATCTAGATATCTATTCATCTCAGCTTCTATTGTTTGGTTTCTTGATTGAAGCTGTAATAAACCCTCTGTTTGTAATTTAAAATCGTTTTGTAGGCTTTCTATTGCTGCCTTTTGTTCTTGATCTCTTAGTTCAAACGCTTGGTTTAAACCTGATAGTCTAGTGTTTTCATTCCATAAAAAATATAAAGCTAGTCCCAAAACTAAAACTACTCCTCCTAAAACTTTACTAAGAATACCACCCATTATTTAATAAACGCTCCTATAATTTGCGAACCTATGATAAGTATATATAGTCCCCAAATCATTTGTTCAAATCTAACAAACTTTTGAGATCCTGCTTCAAGCCGATCTTCTATTGCTTTATATCTCACAGAACAGATTTCTTCGTGGTGTTCAAGTTTTGTTTTTCTAGTTGCCATTGCTAATTGTATATATCTGTAAAGCCTTTTGTTTTCCTTTTACTTTTATTGGATCTAACAATTTTAACTTAAATTTGCAACTTTTTTTAGTAGTATCTCCTATTAGTATATCTTCGCCTACTTCTTTAGTTGCAGATTCAAGTCTTGCAGCGGTGTTTACTGGGTCTCCAATAGCTGTGTAATCAAACCTAGTTTTTGATCCCATGTTACCAACAACAGCTTCACCTGAATTAATACCCACACCCACTTTCACACCAAACTCAAGTTTTTCTATTTCATCTATAATCTCTATAGCTGTTTGTATAGCTCTGTCTTCTTGATCTTCTATATCTAAAGGTGCATTAAAGATGGCCATCATTGCGTCTCCAATATACTTATCCACCATACCTCCATGCTTTTGTACTGCTTCTTGTTGCACTGTTAAGGCTTCATTCATTATATAGGTTACATCTTCTGGTGGTAGTTTTTCAGACATGGCAGTAAAGCCTCTCACATCTGTAAACAAAAAAGTACAGTACCGTTTTTCTCCACCAAGTTTTAATTTGTCTGGGTCGTTTTGAAGTTCTTTAACCTGTCTTGGGTCTAAGTAGTGTTCAAATTGTTTTTTAATCTGTAGCCTTAGTTTATACTGTTCTCTGAATCTTAGATAAAAAGCAACCGAACCCACCACAAACTGAGAAATTAAAGACCAACTCACGTCTAATAAAACACCGTTTCTTATTAAATACACTCCTC